TGTCGTCCGTGGAGCGATCGATCCAGCGGGAGATCGAGGTCATGGCGATCCGCCCGGCCGTCTTCGAGGCCATGAAGCACCTGATCGTGGCCGGAAACGTCCTGATCCACATGAGCCCGGACGGCATGCGGGTCCACCATCTGGACACCTACGTCGTCAAGCGGGACCCCAGCGGGCGGATCCGCCACATCGTCCTCAAGGAGACGATTGCTCCGGAGTTCCTGCCGGACGAGGTCCTCCAGCAGATTCCCGAGGAGTCCCGAAAGTCCTCGTCCCTGCTGAACGACGAGGGCATGGACATCTACACCTGCCTGCATCGTGGATCGAACGGGAAATGGGAGGTCTATCAGGAGGTCTCCGGCGTCGTCATCGAGTCCACCCGAGGCTCGTACTCGGACGATTCCCTTCCCTGGTTCGCCCTTCGGATGAACCGGGTCGATGGGGAGAGCTACGGACGCAGCTACGTCGAGGAGTATCTTGGAGACCTCCGGTCCCTGGAGGGACTCACCCAAGCCATCGTGGAGGGAAGCGCCGCCGCCGCCAAGGTCCTGTTCCTGGTCAACCCGAACGGAGTGACCAATCCGGATACCTTGGCCACCAGCCCAAATGGAGCCATCCGGGAAGGACTCGCCACCGATGTTACAGTTCTTCAAGTTCAGAAGCAGGCGGATTTCTCTATTGCGCTGCAGGCTATCTCCACCATCCGCGAGCGTCTTAGTTATGCGTTTCTCCTCGCTGAAAGTACGATTCGAAACGCTGAGCGTGTTACCGCGGAAGAGGTCCGCCTGACGACCGCCGCGGTCGAGCGTCAGCTGGGTGGCATCTACAGCGTCCTGTCCCAGGAGTTCCAGCTGCCCATGATCAATCGGATCATGGAGACGATGACCCGCCAGAAGCGTCTTCCCAAGGTTCCCAAGCAGTTCGTCAAGCCCTTGGTGACCACCGGAGTCGATGCCCTGGGTCGGGGCAACGATCTCGCGAAGCTGGACACGTTCCTGGTCGGACTCATGCAGGTCCTGGGGCCTGAGGCCACGCAGTATTTGAACATGGGCGAGTACCTGATCCGACGCGCCGCCGCCCTCGGGATCGACACCGAGGGTCTGGTCCGCACCGAGGAGGAGGTCACCCAGCAGAAGATGCAGATGCTGGGCGCCCAGATGACCGAGAAGCTTGGACCGGGCGTGATTGCCCAGGTCGGGAAGGGCGTGTCCGAAGGCACCCTCGATCCCAACGCGATTCGAGACTCGCTGGCCAGCACCGCGGCATCCCTGGCTCCCCCTAGATGACGGGTAGAATGCCGTGACGCGACCGCCCCAACTCAAGGAACATTGAATGGAACGATACCAAGTGCCGTCTCAGGAGTCTCCCGCCGTGGGACCGAACGACGCCGAGCTCTCCCAGCGGGGAGACGCCGAGATCACCTCGGAGCAGGAGGATGGAACCTTCGTCACCACGAAGGTCAAGGGATCCGCCGCCAAGTCCGACTCCCAGGCCAAGGCGTCCCCCCAGGAGCAGTCTCCCCAGACTCCGGCTCCCCCTGCACCAGGTCCTCAGTTCGCCAAGTTCACCGAGGAGTTCGCCAAGAACGGAACCCTGGGCGAGGAGTCCTACAAGGAACTGGCGTCCCTCGGTCTTCCCCGAGAGTTCGTGGATCAGTACATCGCCGGATTTCAGGCGACCCGGGACCGCCAGTCCCAGGAGATCTACGCGACCGTGGGGGGCGAGAAGGCGTACCAGGAGATCATCGACTGGGCCGCATCGGCCTTGTCTCCGGCGGAGATCGAGGTCTACAACGCGACCGCCGAGAAGGGCGATTCCAATCAAGTCAAGTTCGCCGTCGCCGCCCTGAAGGCCCGATACGAGGCCTCCAAGGGTCCGGCAGAGCCGAAGCTTCTTTCCGGAAGCCGCCCGGTCTCCTCTGGGTACCGCAGCGTGGCGGAGGTCCAGAAGGCCATGAGCGATGCCCGGTACAAGAACGATCCCGCGTACCGCGAGGACGTCATCCGCCGGATCGCCGCCTCTGGAAACCTGTGATGAGGGACTCAACTCGGGATACCAGCATCCTGCTGATGATCGCGGTGGCGGTCCTGACTGGGATCGTCCTGATCTTGGCGATGTTCGGGTGCAAGACCGGCACCCAGCGGATCGCCGAATCCTCCGTGATCATCCGGGAGAATGCCGCAAGCAGCCTGGACAGGTTCGAGCGGGCGGACATCCCCGAGGGGGCTCGGGAGCAGAGGACCATCCTGAGGGAGGTGGACGGGATCACCGTGGCTCTCCCTACGGTGGAGCCCTACAAGTCGAACCTGCAGTCCATGATCGAGACCGTCTCCCTGACGGTCGGAATCGTCGCCATCCTGGTGATTTCGTGGTATCTTGGACTGGGTCAGTTGGTCCGGACAGCCATCGGTTGGATTCCCAGGCCCAAGCGGGATGCCGCGAAGCTCCTGAAGGAATCCATGGACGATCAGGATCCGACCAGCATCCGAGAAGCAGTGGCGGCGCTGCGTGCCTCGGATCGAGAACTAGACGCCGCCTACAGGAAGCTGAAGTGATGGAATCCTTCATCGGCTCGCTCTGGTTTGCCCTGCTGCTCGGGGTCGTCGGCTACGGTCTCGGCAACGTGCTGCCCATCTCCAAGATTCGGAACAACTGATGCCGTACAAGAGCAAGGCCCAATCGCGCTTCATGCACGCCACTCACCCCAAGATCGCCGCCCGCTGGGACAAGAAGCAGCGAGGCCCGATCAAGATCAACAAGGTCCGCAAGACCGGGCGAGGCAAGTGATGGCCAAGTCTCCCGCATGGCAGCGCAAGGAAGGGAAGAACCCCAAGGGCGGACTGAATGCCAAGGGACGCGCGTCCTATAATCGGGCCACCGGAGGAAACCTGAAGCCTCCGGCGCCACGCCCCAAGACCAAGGCCGACGCGTCCCGGCGCAAGTCCTTCTGTGCCCGCATGCAGGGCATGAAGGCAAAGCTGACCAGCGAGAAGACCCGCAAGGATCCCAACTCGCGGATCAACAAGTCGCTTCGTGCCTGGAACTGTTGACGATCTCTCTTCCCCTTCGGGGGAAGCCGACGCTCGATTCCCACGGCGTCACTCATGCCGCCCTCGTCCCGACGGACGGGGGCGCGCTTTTCCATGCACATCCAAGGATGTGCGCGTGATCGGATCAGAATCGGGACCGCCGCCCGCGTCCGCCAAGGCGGATCGGGTCAGATGGTCCCGCGGGATCCTTCTTCTTCGTTCATGCACACGCAAACTCAGGAGTTCTGCCAATGGCAGTGACTAAGGTTTCTCTTACTGGACGGGTCGAGGGTGACGACGCCGTCTCGACCTACACGAACAACAATGAGCTGTTCCTGAAGGTCTTCGCCAACGAGGTCCTTCAGACCTTCCAGCAGACGACCGTGATGCTCGACAAGCACATGGTCCGCACCATCAGCAACGGCAAGTCGGCCCAGTTCCCGGTCATGGGAGTCGCTGGCGCCGCCTATCACAAGCCTGGAGACGACATCGCGTCCGATGGCTCGTATCTTCAGGCGATCAAGCATGACGAGGTCGTCATCACCATCGATGACCTCCTCATCGCCACCACCTTCATCGACCGCCTGGACGAGATGAAGAACCACTATGACGTTCGGTCCGTCTACAGCCAGGAGCTGGGTCGAGCTCTTGCCCGCACGATGGACAAGAACCTCCTTGGAGTCGGCATCCTGGGTGCCGCGGGCTTTAGCGCGGCCGGCGCCCCGACCGCCCGAGTCGGAAACATGTCGCTTTCCGGCTTCACTACCTCGGCTCAGGTCATCCTGGACAACGATCTTGGGGCAGCCAGCAGTCCCGACATTCCGGTCTCCGGTGCGGATGACTTCGTGGAGGCCATGTTCCAGGCGGCGGCCGGCATGGATGTTCGTGGGGTTCCTCCCGAGGATCGGTATGTCGTGCTGACGCCGACCTCGTACTACAACATCCTGAACTCCGCGGACGGCCGAAACATCCTCAATCGGGACTTCGGCGCGGAGGTCGGGTCCTACCAGGCCGGCACCTTCCCCACCATTGCCGGCTTCAACGTCGTGAAGAGCCAGATCGCGACCACCGTCTTCGGCACGAATGTCTCCGTCGTCGGATCCGGCGCCGGTGATGCCTTCGTCGCGGGCACCCACGACGGTGGATACGGGGCCAACTTCACTCGGGTCAAGGCCCTGTTCTTCCACCGTTCCGGCATCGGCACGGTCAAGCTGATGGACATCTCGGTCGAGTCCGAGTACGACATGCGGCTTCAGGGTCACCTGATGCTCGCCAAGTACGCCTGTGGGCACAAGGCTCTCCGTCCGGAGTCGCTTGGCATCCTCGTCGGCGCGGCGTAAGTTGTTCATCTGAAGTGACTCAGGGACCAGTCTCGGAGACGGGACTGGTCCCCTTTCTTCCTGAATAGGGACGCCTCAACGGAGCGCATGAATGCCCCTTGCACCGATCAAGGAGATCGATGCGGTCAACATCATGTTGGCCACCATCGGTTCGGCTCCGATCAACTCCTTCAATACCCCGAACGTGGACGTCTCCATCGCCCGGAACACCCTGTTCGAGGTCTCCAGGATGACCCAGATCCACGGCTGGAGGTTCAACACCGCCGTGGAGGTTCGCACTCCGGCCGTTCATGGAAGCTCCGGAGGAACGGTCATTCACCTGAACAATCAGGTCATGCTGGCTGAGAAGGCCAAGCCCTCGGAGCGGCGCAACGTGACCCTGCGTGGCGGGCCGCCCTGGGCGGCCGCCGATCAGGGTCTTTGGGACATCGACAACAACACCTGGTACTTCACCGGAGCCAGCGAGCTCCGTCTGGTCCACGCGCTGGACTTCGACAGCATGCCCATGGCCGCCCGGCACTACGTCGCCATCCGCGGAGCCAGGATGTTTCAGGACCGCATGGTCGGCTCCGAGAAGCACCATGCCTACAGCATGCGCGACGAGATGATGGCGCTGGCCATGCTGAAGCGATACGAGAGCGAGACCCGCGAGAGCTCCATCTTCCAGAACTGGGATGTTGCCCGCGTCATCCACCGGCAGTACCCGATTCCTGGATACACCCTGTGATCAACATTCCCATCCCCAACATGCTGAATGGGGTCTCCCAGCAGGCTCCTGCCGTCCGTCAGCCCAGCCAGGGAGAGATCCAGGAGAACGCCTACTCGTCCGCCATCGAGAGCCTGTCCAAGCGTCCTCCGACGGAGCACATCGCCCGTCTGGCGGGCACCGACGATCTCATGCACCAGGTCGGGGACGGCGGCGTGAAGACTCATGTCATCGACCG